CGTGGCTACATGCTCTTAATGTAGACACATCAGAGGACAAACTACTAAAACTCAACATGTCAATGATTGATGACGTTGCTAAAACTATTAGTACGTTTATGATAGACTACAAAGCAATGAACGAAGAAGACCGTCCTAAGGTGTTGTTCGTTATTGATAGTTTAGGTATGTTGCTAACACCTACAGATGTTGATCAGTTTAACAAAGGTGACATGAAAGGTGATATGGGTCGTAAGCCTAAGGCATTAACTTCACTTGTTCGTAACACAGTTAACATGATTGGTTCACATAACGTAGGACTTGTATGTACTAATCACACATATGCATCACAAGATATGTTTGATCCAGATGACAAGATCAGTGGTGGACAAGGCTTCATTTATGCATCAAGTATTGTTGTTGCTATGAAGAAACTTAAACTAAAAGAAGACGAAGATGGTAACAAGATCAGTCAAGTTATGGGTATCCGTGCTGGCTGTAAAGTTATGAAGACTCGTTACGCTAAACCTTTTGAAGGTGTACAAGTTAAGATTCCATACGAAACTGGTATGAATCCGTATAGTGGCTTGCTTGAACTGTTTGAAGCAAAAGACATTATTAAAAAGCAAGGAAACAGACTTGCGTACACTACACTTGATGGTGAAGAGATCCTTGACTATCGTAAAAAGTGGGTAGGCGAAAACCTCGATAAAGTTATGTCAGACTACTTAGTAAAAGAGTCACAAGTGGTAAATACCGCTGAAGTTGACGACGAAGAAGCAACTGACGATAATCTTATTGAGGAAGCGTTTAATGAATGAAGAGAACATTGCCGACATTTGGACTTTGTTTAAGGAATATCTAGACAAAAAACAAATAGAAATTGTAGCTGAAAAATTTATTGATCTTATGGCCGATTACGGAGTTTCAGATGAAATGTTGAAAGAAGTAATGGGTCATGATGCAACATTAGATGAAGCTATTCATTATTATCTAGACCTAGATAATATAGATGACGATGAAGAAGAATGGGATGAATAATGGGATGGTATAGCGAAGTAAGTCGCGACATAAGTAGAATACCTGATGCAATAGCACACTTCGAGCAAGAATTAATCCAAGCTCGTGCAGAATGCAAACTTGTAGGTAATGTTGAAAAGTCTGCGGCTGCTATGCCAGGCCTTGTTGAACACCGTTTTAATCAGTTACAAGAAATTGAAGCAATCTTAAACTACTTAAATATCGAACTGCGTAGATTGCGCAGTTCGTTCTTTAAGAAATATCTCGAAAATTATCAACGAGCTCTGTCAAGCCGTGACGTTGAAAAATACGTAGACGGTGAGGCAGACGTTGTTGACTACGAAAAAATTATCAACGAGTTTGCACTTGTACGAAACAAATGGTTAGGTGTTCTTAAAGCACTGGATCAAAAACAATGGCAAATTACTAATGTAGTTAAGCTAAGAGTTGCAGGCATGGAAGATGCCTCAATATAGTATATTAATTGCATGTGATCAAAAATATTATAACGACTGGGCAGAAAATTTACTTAAAAGTATACACTACCACTGCCCTAAGTTAACACTCCGCTGTCACGTAGTAAATCATAATAAACTAATACAACTTCCTTATGTAAAGTATACACTTGAAACTAAAACTTTTAAAAATGACGAATCAAGGATTGCATATTTACAAGCTGTAAGATTTTTGTGCGCATCAAAAATACCAATAGAAGAACAATTTATTACACTTGATGCAGACACTATATGTGCAAGGCCGTTTAGTATAGATGAATTTGCATCTATATTCTCACATCAACATGTACTAAAACATCATAAGGCAGACAGATGGTTAGCCGGATTAGTTGCGTTTAAGAGTGACGACTTTAGGAATGTATATGCTAGTAGATTACTAGAAGAACCTGTTGATGATTGGCTGTGGGGCCGAGACCAAGATATATTATGTAGTCTAGCAGATAAGTACAACTATACGCCAATTGATAATAAATGGATAAGGATAGCAAAGCCCAAACCTGACACTGTATTTTTAACTCTCAAAGGTGAACAAAAAGTTACAGAAAAGTATTTGGTGCCATTTAAGGGATTCATAAAATGAAAGAAGTATTTAATTATTGGATGCCTGACAGTGATATCCATTTTAGTAGATTAATTCAAAAGCAAGTAAACAATGGCGGATTGCCACAATATCAAAATGATGTTAGAGATGAAGCATACAAATATGTTGTAGACTTTAACCTAGCAATTGATGTTGGAGCAAACGTAGGTTTATGGGCAAAGCCTTTAACAGAAAAATTTAATAGTGTAATTGCATTTGAGCCTATGAATCAAGTACTCGAATGTTTAAAACTTAACGTAAAAGGTTTACCTGTTACAATACACGAACATGCATTAGGTAACGTTAATAGTAATATAGAAATGCAATTCAATCAAGTAAATACCGGAGCGAGTCATGTTTCTAACATAGGCACAGGACCAATAGAAATTAAAAAATTAGACGACTTAAACCTATCTAAATTTGGATTACTAAAAGTTGATTGTGAACGCCACGACATGCAAGTGTTACAGGGTGCTGAAAAAACTATTATGAAATACAAACCTGTAATTGTAGTTGAGCAACATCCTGATACTGAATACTGTGCTGGCGAATACCTAAAGTCATTAGGTGCTATTGAAATGTCAAACGTTAGAAAAGATTATATATTTGCATGGAATTAGTAATTGGCATTGAAGAAATGTATAGGAATCATCCTATACCAAATCTTCCTAATTTTAAAATAGTCCCATGGGCAGATCAAGATACAATACAATCTGCAGATGTTTATATACAAAATAATATTTTAGGACAAAAGCGTAAAAAACTTAATCAATATTATCAATTTATATTAGACAGTAACAAACCATTTTTAGTTGTTGAAAGTGCTGTGTTTAGACGCAACATGATACAACCTCCAAATCCTATGTCCTATCATAGGTATAGTTGGACAAGTTATTATCAAGACGATGGCAACTATTGTAATGCTAATAGTCCTTCAGATCGCTGGCTACGTATACAAAAAGAACAATCAATAGAAATAAAAGATTGGCGCACAACTGGCGATTATATATTATTAGTATTACAACGTCCTGGCGACAGTAGTTTAAAAAAACTTATAGACAAACATGGATCGTATCAACAGTTTATAAAATATACTATACAAGAAATTAAAAAGTATACAGATAGGCCAATACGTGTACGTATGCATCCTTTACGTCAAGATAGGCAACTAGAAGCTCTAAAAGATTTTGATGTAGACATTAGTAAAAATACACACGGTGCAGCATTGTTAGAAGGCGGAGATGGGCTGTATGCTGACTTTGGTAATGCTTGGGCAGTAGTAGGATTCAACTCAAATGCACTGACAGAAAGTATATGTGAAGGTATACCAACTTTTAGTATGTGTGCTAGTTCAATGGCATGGGACTGTAGCAACAAGGATTTAAAAGATTTAGAAAATCCTATAATGTTTGATCGCAATCAATGGCTTTATAATTTAGGATATTGCCAGTGGCGAGAAGATGAAATAGCTAGAGGTGATCCGTGGTTTCATTTATCAAAACACACATAAACTGCGTACATAAATATCTACATGAGCAATGTTGTATTAGTAACAGGCGGCTTTGATCCCTTACACTCAGGGCACATAGCCTATTTTAAAGAAGCAAAAAAATTAGGTACAAAGTTAATTGTTGGAGTGAATTCAGACGATTGGCTAACACGCAAGAAAGGTAGACCGTTTATGCCTTTTGAAGAACGTGCTGCTATCATTAAAGAACTTAGTGTTGTAGACAAAGTTATAGGATTTGATGATAGCGATGATAGCGCATGCCAAGCAATTTTTCAAACACTAAGCACACACAGTAGTGGAACAAAACTTATTTTTGCTAACGGCGGCGATAGAACTAACACAACTACGCCTGAGTATGCAACATACGGTAACATGCCTTATGTAGATTTTGCGTTTGGCATCGGCGGTGAGAACAAAGCCAATAGTAGCAGTTGGATACTTGACGAATGGAAAACACAAAAGACAGAACGTGACTGGGGTTACTGGCGTGTGTTAGATCATAAACCTGAAAAAGGTTATAAAGTAAAAGAACTTGTAATTTATCCTGGCAAAAGTTTAAGTGATCAAAAACATTTTAAACGTTCTGAACAATGGATGATATTAGAAGGTGTTGTAGATATGAAAACTGAATGGAAATCTACAACTAGCACAGTATTATTAGAACCGCACAGATTGCCTTATGAAATTGGCAAAGAAGTTTGGCACAAGCCAAGTAACCCCGGAACAGAAAACGCACACATACTAGAAATACAATGGGGTAGTGAGTGCATTGAAGAAGATATCGAAAGAAGAGACTAATGCAACCACTAAAAATTTTTGTAGGATACGACACGAGAGAGGATATTGCATTTCAAGTATGTAAACAAAGTATTCTCGATACTGTTAGTGTACCTGTAGAAATTATTCCACTTAATCAACGAGTGTTAAGAAAAGAAAAACTATACAAACGTCCAGTAGACCCGTTAGCAAGTACTGAATTTACATTTACACGTTTCCTAGTTCCACACCTAACAGAGTACAACGGCTGGGCATTATTCATTGATTGCGACTTCGTAGCCCTCACTGATATTAAAGAACTATTTGATCAAGCAGACGATCAGTATGCAGTAATGTGTGCGCACCATGATTATACTCCTAAGGAAGGTATAAAAATGGACGGGCAGAAGCAAACTGTATACCCACGTAAAAATTGGAGTTCGTGTGTATTGTTTAATTGTTCACATATATCTAATGCTAAATTAAACTTAGGGTTAATTAATAATCTAGATACTACAGGAGCCTACTTACATAGATTTAGCTGGTTAACAGACAATCAAATTGGAGAAATTTCACACGAATGGAATTGGTTAGTTGGCTGGTATAAAGAGCCAAAAGATGGCAAGCCTAAAATGCTACATTATACAGAAGGTGGTCCTTGGTTTGAACAATATCAAGACTGTGAATATGCAAATGAATATTATAAAGTTGAACGCAAATATCAACAGCAACTTATAGACGACTACAAAGATACAGTAACATATCCAACACAGCTAACACTTAGCGATTCAAAAAAAAAATTAGTTGATGATTTATTAAAAACTTTAGTTGATCCCACTGGTCAATTTTATAATGTAAAGGCAGACAACGTAATTAGAGAGATAGACGATATGGTTAGAAATAAAAAGAAAAGCGGTTACAAAGTAGTAGCAATACATCCGGAAGATGTAAACATAGACAAAAAGCATTTATCATACGATCGTTTATTAGAAGCATTTTGTAGCGGTACTCACGGACGCCTTGGCGATTTTGATCAAGAATTAGATACCTCAATTCCGTTAGTTATTAGAGGGCTGGGTGGCAACAGTCAACGAGCAATTAATCATTGTTGGGATACTGGAAGAGACTTTTACGCAATAGACACTGGATACTTTGGCAATGAAAGAAGTAAAGCAAAAATTTGGCATAGAATAACTAAAAATAATTTACAGCAACTTGAAATAATTGATCGTCCTACAGATAGATTACGTAGACATGCATGGAAGTATAGAAAATTTAAGCCAGGAAGTAAAATTCTTATTTGTCCTCCTAGTGATAAAGTAATGAAAATATTTGGACAACCTGTAGCAGAAGAGTGGACAAAGAATGTATTAGCTGAACTAAAAAAATATACAGATAGACCAATTGAAATAAGAATGAAGCCTATTAGATCAGAACGGATATCAACAGATACTATTGAAGATGCATTATCAGATGATGTACATTGTTTGATAACCTACAACAGTATTGCCGCAGTAGAAGCATTAGTAAATGGCAAGCCAGCTATTACACTAGGTCCTAATGCTGCATCAAGTTTAGCCGGCAATGACTTGTCACAGGTAGAAAAACTTCCTGTACATGACAAAGATACTATGACGGCTTTTATGGCACATTTGTCATATTGCCAATTTACACATCAAGAGATGCTAGACGGAACAGCCTGGCGCATGATAAATGGTGATGATTGATGTTAACTGTTGCTTCTTATCTAAAAGGTATTCCACCTAAAAATAGAAACCCAGAAAAGCCCGAAGTGTTAATAAACTTTATTAAGGGTGTAAATGCTGTAGGTGATATTGGTAAAGTTGTAGATGAGTGGAAAGTAATTGACAGCGATGTTGCTGTTGTACAAGGCTTTGTACATCCTGGAAGTAAAAATGTAACACATTTAAATTTAAGAAAGAATGTGTTTGATACACAACAAAAAAATAATAAACGTAGTATTATAATTGATTCTAATTTGTTTTTATATGCTGATCCGGGAAATACTAAAAAATATTTAAGATATAGTTATGATGGAATTTTTCCTACTACAGGCGAATATTGTAATTCGCAACCTACTCTTAATCGTTGGGAGCAAATTAGTAAAGATCTTAATTTGTCATTAAAGCCGTGGAGTACTAATAAAGAAACTATTTTAATTTGTTGTCAACGTGATGGCGGCTGGAGTATGGACGGACAACAACTTATGCCATGGCTTGTAAAAACAATAATGGAAATTAAAAAACATTCAGATAGAAAAATAGTAGTTAGATTTCATCCAGGCGACCGTCATTCATCTAATCATAGAGCCTCCTTACTCAAATATAAATTACAAAATGTTTTTGTTACAACTAATGAATCAATTCTTACTGATTTTGAAATGGCACATGTTGTAGTAAATTATAATTCAAGTCCAGCTGTTGCAGCAGCAATTGAAGGCGTACCAGTATTTGTATTAGATCCAGAAAGAAGTCAAGCTAAAGATATTGCTAACACAGATATTAGTAAAATAGAAAATCCAATACTATACGATAGAAACGTATGGATACAGAAACTTGCTCAAATGCATTGGACATCAAATGAGCTTACAGACGGAACAGCATGGAGGCATCTACGACAATGGGCCAAGAAATAATAGTAGTAACAACATTTCATCCGGAAGGTATGGAAGTATACGGACAGCGTTTTATTGATAGCTTTGCACAAAATGTTGCCAAAGCAGTAAAATTAGTTGTATATGCAGAAGATTGCAATCCAGTTAATCCAGACCCAAATCAAATTACTATATTAGATGCAAAAGAAGCATTACCTAAGTTAAATGCATTTAAAGAGCGTTGGAAGGACGATCCGAAAGCAAATGGTATACCGCCTGCCGATATTAAAGCACGTAGACCAAGAGATTGGCATAAGGAATTTAAATGGCATGCTATTCGTTTTGCAAATAAAACTTATGCTGTGTTTGATGCTTGTGAAAAAAATTATGGTACTGGTAAATGGGTAGTATGGATGGATGCAGATACGTTTGTACATTCGCCTTGGAGTCTAAAACAGTTTGAAGAGCTACTGCCTTATAATAATTGGATAACATATGTTGGTAGAGGCAAAGGGTCACAGACATGGCCAGAATGCGGGTTCTATGGTATTAATATGAATCATCCTGTAGGGTGCAGCTTTGTTGAAGAATTCGAACGCATGTATGAAGATGCAGACAACGGTATTTTTAAACTTGAAGAGTGGCACGACAGCTATGTGTTTGGAGAACTATTAAACAATAAATTTTTAGATTTTAAAGATAAAGCACACGACTATAGTGCAAACATATATAATAAGACTGCAAAAACTGGAGGCGGCGGACATCCGTTAATTAATAGTGAATTAGGTAAATGGATGGACCATATGAAAGGCGCACGGAAGTTTGACGGTAAGTCAAAACGTAAAGACCTAATGACCGATAGAACAGAATCGTATTGGCAAACAGTAAAATGATTTTTTGTTTATATACAGATTATGGGGCATTAAATTCCAAGCCTGTATTTGAAGCGTTTGCAAAAAGTATAACCGATGCAGGGCATACCGTAATATATAACGAACCATACAGAGTAATGGATCATTATAGTAATTATGATGTTGCAGTCATATGGAGTGTTTTGTGGAACGGACGTATGACACGCAATAAACAAGTGTGGGAGCAAAACCGCAAACTAAATCGACCAGTTATTGTTTTAGAAGTAGGTGGCATTGAACGCGGAACAACATGGAAGGTAGGATTAAATGGAATCAACAGAGATGCTTACTTTGGTGACAAAGACAATGATAGGACTAGGGCTGATAGCTTGGGACTGGTTTGTAAGCCTTGGAGATCCAACGGCGATTTTATTCTAGTATGCGGACAGCACGATAAAAGTTTACAGTGGCAAAACATGCCACGTATGAGTAATTGGTTCTTAAATACATACGATGAAATACGTAAATACACACAGCGTCCGATTGTATTTCGGCCACATCCTCGTTGTAGACTAGAACACATAGAACGTGGACTTAAAAATGTACACAGACAGGAACCACACCATGTTAACGGCACCTATGACGATTTTGATATGGGGTTTAGTAACGTGTGGGCTACTGTCAGTTACAGCTCAAATCCAGGGACACACTCTTGTATCAATGGTGTTCCTGCTTTTGTTAGCACCCATAGTCTTGCTTATGATGTTGGTAATGACATAGACTTTCTTTACGATATAGAAGATCCTCTAATGCCAGATAGGCAACAATGGCTCAATGACTACGCACATACTGAATACACAATTGAAGAAATATCTCAAGGTACCCCACTTAAATACTTGACATCTATGCTATTATAAGTTATAATAGTAATATGATAAACGTAACTACTATTGAAGATTTACTCGAATGCTCTGCTAATCTGCGGAAGGCACCTCCTATAAAACTCGATGTTTCTGACATGACTATTATGCATAGTATTGCTAGACAAGTGTTTAAAGGTACAGCACTAACTGATAGACAACTTGCATTGATGCAAGAAAAGTTAACGCATTATAAAGATCAGTTTATAAATTTAGAAATTGATTTTGATTTTGCTATTGATCAGTTGCGTCAACCATTGCGACACATTGATCGTAGCAAATATATTAAGATTGTAGAAGATTGGATTGTAGTTAGATTTCCATTTAGAAAAACAGAAATAGTGTTAGTTCAAGAAGCTGCAACTAGAGCAGGTGACGGATATCATCATCAAAAAGGTTCTCACAAACATTCTTTTGAATTTACTGAATGTAATGTAATAAATTTGTTAGATCGATTTACTAACAAAGAATTTGTAATTGACGAGGAACTATTAGAAGTATACAAGGACATTAAGAATATACAGTTATCACCCCAAGATCATGTGCCCGGTATATTTGATGAATCGGCTACTAATATTAATGTTAGCAATAAATTAAAAACTATTATTGATGAAGAAATTAACAACGATCCTATAAAATTAATTGACAGAAAATTTAGATATGGACTAACTGACTTTGTAAAACGTGACGCTAACTCCTTAACACAAGATATTGCATATAGAAAAGATATCTATGTACATTGTCGTCCAGCCGACGTAAGACTAAATGAGTTGTTAACCAGTTTATTTGATCTTGATAGATTTCCGATGCTTGTAATTTTAGATAAAGAACAAGCAGAAGATCAACTACATTCTATGATTACATATTATAGAGATATTATCGATCCACAAGAACAAAGTGTTTTATTTAGACTAGAAGATAACAATGCAGGATTTAATCAATTAATTAAAGATAGAAAATTAAATAATTGGGTTGACAAATCAACAAAAATAGTGTATATTAGTAAAGATAAGTTACCCAAATTATTAGTAAGCGGAGAGTGGAAACCGCAAACTGCGTTTGCTTTTAGCAGTAGTCTACATCGTATAATTAATACGTATATAGGCTTTAACTGTGATTTAGTTGTTTGGAGAGAAGATAGTATATCACCGTTTAGGGAGTATTCAAAGTTATATGGCTAGTTGTAAATTAATAATTGAAGATGAAGTAAACATCAAAATAGAAGGACTAGAAATTGACGTACGAAGGAAGCTCGCGAACGCTCTCAAGTTTGAAGTGCCTTACGCAAAGTACATGCCACAATATAAACTTGGTCGATGGGATGGAAAGGTTGCTTTTTTTGGTATTGGCGGCACTGGCTATGTCAATCATCTTGACGTTGTTAGTCAAGTGTTACAAAAAAATAATGTTGAAATAGTAGATATTGAAGATCGACGTCATCCAATTAAATTAGAATTTCAACCAGTAACAGAACGCTATTGGGCAGACCAAGGTGTTGTGTGGCCGGAAGGACACCCTGCAGAAGGTGAAGAAATTATTCTGCGAGATTACCAAGTTGATGCAATCAACAACTTTATTTCTAATCCACAGAGTCTACAGCAAATTGCTACAGGCGCAGGCAAGACGATTACAACTGCTACGTTATCACACATCAGTGAACCTTACGGGCGTAGCCTTGTAATTGTGCCTAATAAGTCCTTAGTTGAGCAAACAGAGGAAGACTATATTAACTGTGGATTGGACGTAGGGGTGTACTTCGGCGACAGGAAACAATTAGGTAAGACTCACACTATTTGCACTTGGCAGAGTTTAAATATTCTCGACAAGAAGCACAAGGACGGCAGCGCAGTGTTATCACTTGCTGAGTTCCTAGAAGGTGTGAGCACGATCATTGTCGACGAAGTACACCAAGCCAAAGCAGAAGTACTCAAGAATCTTCTCACTCGCAACCTACGCAACGCTCCAATACGCTGGGGACTAACCGGCACTGTTCCTAAAGAAAAGTTTGAGTTTGAAAGTATTCATGCTAGTCTAGGTCCTGTGATTGGGCAGATTAGTGCCAAGGAGTTACAAGATAAAGGAGTATTATCCAAATGTCATGTTAACGTAGTACAATTAATCGATACCGTAGCACATACTGGTTATCAAGAAGAATTAAAATATCTTGTTACAAATAAAGACAGAATTGAATACATAGGCAAGCTATTAAACACAGTAAAAGAATCAGGCAACACACTTATATTAGTAGACAGAATCTCCGCAGGAGAAATGTTAGCAGAACTAATACCCAATAGTACTTTCATTAGTGGAAGTGTTAAAGTAAAAGACCGTAAGGAAACATATGATACAATTAGAGAAGGTACCAATGAAGTCATTATCGCAACATATGGAGTTGCGGCAGTAGGACTTAATATACCTAGAATTTTTAATCTTGTACTTATTGAACCTGGAAAGTCTTTTGTTCGGGTAATCCAATCTATTGGTAGAGGCGTAAGAAAGGCAAAAGACAAAGACTTCGTACAAATATGGGATCTTACATCAACATGTAAGTTCGCGAAGCGACATCTGACCCAACGTAAGAAATTTTACAAAGAAGCAGAGTACCCATTTACAATAGAAAAAGTGGAATGGAATTAATGAAAATATTAACCTTAGAAAACCAATGCTTCAATTTAGACGAACTACCAGATACAATAGAAGACGATGTACGCTTTAGTGTACTTGATAACAGTGATCCAAAAAACCCTGATTTCTTTTTTGTGCCTTTAATCTTTTTAGAATCGTTTAGTTCTCCGGCAATGGTATTAGAAATTGGCGGCAAAGAAATTACAATGCCAGTTGATTGGAGTATTGCTGTAGGCTGTTCAGAAAGCGGCAATGATCTAGAAATACTACCCTTAACAAGTATTAATGATAGAGGATTTGAAGCATTCATATTTAATCCGTTATCAAGTTTTAAACCTAACTTTGCAGATATTAATATTGTAAATTTTTATACAGATGTAAAATGGTATTTTCCAAAATTAAAAAATGGACAATTACTAAGTGTACCAATAGGAGACGGACATAAACCTGATTGTGCATTTTTTGTAAAAGATATTAGCAGACAATGCGAAGTTATAGAATACAGTCTATTGATGTAATGATACCCGGCGAGACACTGATATACGAACGAGTTGACGGAGTTGTCTATGCTCGTTATCGAGATATGCCTGATATTGATCGTTGGATTGTTGGAGGAGATCCGGGAGGAATGGCTAGAGCACAAGGTGATTTATTTGACTACAGTGAATGGCAAAACTTGTGTAAATTGGCAAAAACAAATACTACTCTTAAAAAATTAATGGATAAGTTAGTAACAACTTATTACATTGTAAAGGAAGAACAATGAGAATTATAGCAGGACCCTGCCAACATGAATCACTACAGCAAAGTTTAGAGATTGCAAAAGAATGCAAACGTGTATGCGACAAGTATGATATTGATTATTACTTTAAAGCAAGTTATGATAAAGCTAATCGAAGTAGTTTACAGGGAGTGCGCGGTCTTGGAATAAATGCAACACTTAACCACTTCCTAGAACTAAAAGTAGAACTAGGTGTAAAAACACTTACTGATGTTCATGATCATGTACAAGTTGCACGTATCGAAAGAGAATTTAAATATGCAGTTGATGTCTATCAGATTCCTGCATTTTTGTGTAGACAAACTGATCTACTAAAAGCAGTATGTGCTACAGATAAAATTGTTAATATTAAAAAAGGACAGTTTCTAGCACCCTGGGACATGAAAGGCATTTTGTCTAAAACCGATGGTGCTAAGGAAGTTTGGATCACTGAACGAGGAACTAGTTTTGGATATAACAACTTGGTTGTTGATTTTACCGGCATTGATTATATGCTTTCTACTTTTGATTGCCCTGTGGTTTTTGATGCCACACACAGCGTACAGAAGCCGGGTGGCCTTGGAGGTAGTAGCGGCGGCAATAGGGATTACGTTCCTGGTTTACTTCGCGCGGCAAGTGCTTTGGGTGTTAGAGACTTCTTTATAGAGACACACCCTGACCCAGATAACGCACCCAGCGACGGACCAAATATGTTACGCTTAGACGACTTTGAAAAGGTTGTTAAAGATATTATTGCAATTAGAAAGGCAGTAGAATGAAAAAAGAGAAGTCTCCGTATATGGAAATTATTAATCGCGAATGTAAAAAAGATGGCAAAGGCCGTTTTAAGACATTAGATGTATTACGTGTATCTAGACGATTATATGATGAGCAGCAAGAACTTATCAATTTGATTGCAACACGGACACGTAAGTAGAATGAAGAAAACAGCAATACTAATTCCAGCACGTTACGCAAGCACACGCCTGCCCGGAAAGCCTTTAATACAGTTAGATGGCGTTCCTATGATAAAACGTGTGTATGACGCTTGTGTTGCGTCTAAGATACCAACATACGTGCTTACTGATGACGATCGTATTGCTGATAAATTTGATCCAGAACATGTATTGTTAGATTCGGCAAAATACGAAAACGGTACAGAAAGATGCGCAGGCGCAATTAAGAATGCAATGTTTGACAAGTACGATCAGTTTATAAACGTACAAGGCGACATGCCCGATGTAACTGTTGCATTGATTCAACAAGTACTTTGGCACCTTAAGAATTATTCAGTAACAACAATATTTACAGACATGCCTGAGGATAAACAAAACGATCCAAACTCAGTTAAGATGGTACGCGGTGGTGATCAAGCACTATGGTTTGGTAGAGGCATGACTGGTTACGGCGACTGGCACTTAGGAGTATATGGATACAAACGTAATCCGTTAGAAATGTATAGTGGACTAGAAGTAACACAAGAAGAACAAGTAGAAAAATTAGAACAACTACGTTGGTTAAAAAACGGTTGGCAAATTGGTTGTTTGAGTGTACAATATAATGGAGTAGAAATAAATTCTCCAGAGGATGTAGAAGAATGGCACAGCAAGCATTTCCAGTAAAAGATGTACTAGCATGTTTAGACAGCAATGCTAAAGGTGTTTGGGACGAACTTACAGACGAACAGAAAAAAGGTGTAAACTTTTGGCTGTTGAATAGATATGCAAGTTCAGTTGCAGGCAGCAGAGAAGCACAAGAGCTTGCTGTTGTTATGACTAACCAAATCTATAACAAAAACTGGAATGAGCTAGGAGCACGACATCCTAAACTACAATGGCAGTTACTATGTTCTCTGCATAACGCAAACAGTGATATAAGACGACATGTATGGATTGGCTTTAAGAAAAAGTCAGGCGATAATAGTAAAGGCGTAAAACTGCTAGAAAAAATATATCCTAATATGAAAACAGATGAGGTAGAGTTACTTGCTAGATTATCTACAAAAAAAGAACTCAAAGAATTGGCTAAAGAATATGACATCGATGTCAAACTCTGAAAAGCCATACAAATGCGAATATTGCGGCAACGGTTATATGAAAGAAAAAACATTAGCCGCGCATATGTGTGAGCCAAAAAGACGTTGGCTACAAAAAGATGAAAAAAGAGTGAGGTACGGTTTATATGCATTCCAAAGATTCTACACCCTCTCAGCAGGGAACAAAAAAGAAAAAACGTATGAAGATTTTGTCGGGTCACCCTATTATAATGCTTTTGTTAAGTTTGGCTCCTTTATTAGCAATGTGCGTCCTTTATATCCTGAAAAATATATTGACTACGTTGTAACTAGTGGAGTTAAATTAGATCACTGGGCCAGAGACGAATTATATGAAAAGTATGTATTAGAGTTCATACTTAAAGAAGATGTGACTACAGCATTAGAAAGAAGTGTTAAAACAATGATGGAATGGGCAGAAGACAAAAGTGCTCCATGGAATCATTACTTTCATCATGTAAGTCTTAACAAAGCGGTATGGGATATTAAAGACGGAAAAATATCTCCATGGCTAATACTTAATTGTAAGAGCGGTAAAGACATGCTAAGTAAGTTTACTGATGAGCAGCTTAGCCTTGTATATCATGTTATTAATCCACAACATTGGGCCATGCGCTTCAAAAGGCTTCCAAATGATATGCAGTTAGTTAAAGATATAGCAAAGGAATCAAAGTTATGAAAGCAGGAAAAATTTGGGGTCAGACAGAACTGATTCACGCAAACGGTGTGTTAGAATTTCACCGTATTGAATATAAAGCAGGATACAAGTGTTCAGAACACGAGCATCAGTTTAAATGGAATGGATTTTATGTAGAGTCAGGAAAAATGATTGTACGTGTTTGGCAAGATGATCAAGGACTAGTTGATGAAACTATTCTTGAAGCTGGAGACTTTACACAAGTAAAGCCTGGCAAGGTACATCAGTTTGAAGGTTTAGAGGATGGTGTTGCTTTTGAACTGTACTGGGCAGAATTTAATCACGATGACATTGTTCGCCGCACTAGCGGCACATCCACAAAAAGGAAATAAATTATGGAATTAGTATATTATCCAGATCCTATTCTAAGTAAAGAATTACAAGATGTAAATATTGAAGAACCGCAGTTTGATCCTTTGCGCCTAAAAAAAGATATGGCTGTAGCTATGCTGTTAAACAACGGCATAGGATTAACAGCATCACAAGTCGGCTTGGACTATAAAGTGTTTACAATGGGTGACAAAGCTGAAAATGTTACTTTACATATTAACCCAACTGTGCTACAATATACAGAAGAAGTTAGTACAGAGATTGAAGGTTGTTTAAGTTTTCCTGGTATGTTTGTAAAAGTAAAACGTCCAGCTGAAATACTTGCAGAATACTATGACGAATTTTTAAAGAAACAAACGGTTAAAATTACAGGATATAGTGCTAGAGTTTATCTACACGAATTGGATCATTGTTTGGGTATTACTATGAAAGATAGATGTAGTAAAATAAAATGGGATATGGCAAAGAAAAAAGCACGTAAGATGGAGAAGAAAGTTGCCTGATATTGATATAGATTTTGCTGATCGAGATGTAATACTATCTAAACTTACACATCGTGTGGCAAAATTAAACACGGGCAAAAAACATAATACTGGAGTATATGCTACTGAGATTCCGCACAACCCAGTAGATAATCTAAGTACTATTGAACACAAGACTGCTGACGAACGTGGCTATTTTAAATTAGATTTTTTAAATGTAAGTATATACAAAGATGTTACAAATGAGGAACATCTTCAACAACTAATGACTAAGGAACCACAATGGGAACTCCTCGAACACGACGATTTCAGCAGTCTAGTATTTCACGTCGCAGGACATGGAACTATATTAAAGACAATGCGTCCGAAAACAATAGAACAACTAGCGGCAGTACTAGCAATGATACGTCCAGCCAAAAGACACTTAGTCGGAGAAACTTGGGAAAAGGTGATGAAGGAAGTTTGGATTAAACCAACGGACAATAGTTATTACTTTAAGAAAGCACATGCTGTTTCTTATGCAATGGCTGTTGTAGTGCATATGAATTTAATATGCGAAAAGGTTAGTTCTTAGGTTTACGTACTAGTTGTACACTACGTCTTTTTATTCGTTTGACTGTTAGATTATTTAAATTTACACAAGGTCCTAATGTTACTCTGACATCTTTACTATTCATAGTAATAATAGAATACTTAAAAATGTCCATTTCTTTCTTTAGAAAGATGTTGATCGGAATCAAACGATTTGATTCCCACCACCATACATCACCTAACTCTAAAAACTTTAGTTCATCTTCTCTAGTTTTCAAATCAGTATACACGTACATGCTTGTAACAGTAGCGTCTTGATTTATAACAATCCCGATATATTCGTTGCCGCCATAAGTTACAACGCTTAAAAAAGGAAAATTTTCTTGTATGTCTTTTGTTAACATGTTTTTCCGATAAATATAATATGCAATTAGTACCTAGATATTTAGTAAAAAATATAACCACCATAGTAGCAGATGTGGCTGGATTCGTAACGGAGTATAGACCAGTGTATAGCAAACAACTTCAAGTATATAAAGGCATCGATAATGTATTAGAATTTAGAACATATAATGCAGATCAAAGACCTATAAACATATCAACTTACACACCAAAATTTGTCGCATTTGACGAAGCTAATAATATGGTATTAGAAAAAGATGCAACTATTTTAGACGACGGCAGCGTACCAAAACGCGGCAAGTTTAGTGTAACTGTTACTGAAAATGATCTACTTAATATTAAACAACAGTATTTAAGTTACAACATATACTTACAAGAAGCAGATGGTGATAAGGTTCTTACTTACTCGCACAGTAACTTTGACAATGACGCAACTATCTATGTCAACGCAAAAACATTCCCTGGTCCTCTTGCTACGCGATCAATAGCATCATTCCAACAAGAAGGTGTTGGAGTTAACACATGGTATAGCAGTACAATTGACGCACAACCAGGTATCAACGGCAACGAAGCTCTGCATACAGCAGCAGCGTATACAGCATCATACATTGGTGATCTTGTAGTACAAGCTACTTTAGATAATCAAGTATCAGATACTACTAGCTGGGCTGACATAGCAACGTTGACATTTACTGGTAATGAAACTATGCCAACACCAGTAAACTTTAACGGAGTGTTTAGTCACTTACGATTCAAAGTAACAGCAAATCCAGCAGATAAAATCACACAAATTCTAGTTAGAAATTGATTGACAAACTAGCATAACTACGCTATAATAATAGTATGAGTGTAGTAAGCGAAACAGTTCTGACATACTTACCTTCTAAGAGAAAAACAACTCCTAGTGGCTGGCTATCATTCAATGCGCCCTGCTGTCATCATAACGGACATGCTGCTGATAATAGAGGCAGAGGAGGACTTATAGATAACGCAGACGGAGGCATAAGCTATCACTGTTTTAACTGCGGATTTAAAGCTTCATGGCAACCAGGGCGTAACTTTTCACATAAACTGCGAAGGCTCCTGCAATGGATGGGAGCGCCTGACGATATAATCAATAAGGTGGCACTTGAAGTGATGAGAGAGAACGAAGGTGTGCAAGCAAAAGAACGTATTGCTGAACTACCTTCGTTCAATACAGTTCCGTTACCAGACGATGCAATTAAAGTTGCTGATATTACAGATTTCAACAAATATAGTTTGGCTATATTAGAGTATATGGCACAACGTAGACTAAATCTAGATGACACAGATTATTACTGGTCGCCGAGTCTAGGATATCGTGATAGATTAATTATACCATTTTATTATGAAGGTAACATAGTAGGATGGACTGGTCGTAGTATACTTGAAGATAAAAAGCCTAAGTACTTAACAGAAGTACAGCCTGGGTTTGTGTACGGCTTAGATGATCAAACATATAATAAAGTATTTGCTATTGTATGCGAAGGCCAGATTGATGCTATACATATAGAAGGATGTGCGTTAGGAGGCAGTGAAATAAGCGATCAGCAATCTATGCTACTAAATAGATTACAGAAGGATATTATTGTTGTACCTGATAGAGATAAAGCAGGAAGCAAACTAGTTGAACGTGCTATTGAACTAGGCTGGCATGTTAGTTTACCAACCTGGGCTAAAGGTATTAATGATATCGGCGATGCTGTAGATAAGTACGGTAGACTGTATACATTACATAGTATAGCAAGTGAAGCTACAGATAGCGCACTTAAAATTAGGTTAAAAGCAAAAAAATGGTTTGGGAGTAACTAATGAAAACAATTAAAAAAGTATTGAAGTTTTTATGGTCTATTATTACATGGCCATATAGAAAGATTAAAGAAGAAATAGAATTTAGAAAACGTATAAAGAAGTTACGGGAACAGGACCCGTTTATTTACAAATGATTATCTGGGGGATAGTTGGCAATAGCCACGATGCTAGTTTAGCAGTATTTAATAATGAAAAATTGTTATGGGCAGCACTTGCTAAAGATTTTAGCGGTGTGCCTAACGATCCTCATCTAAATAAGAAACTAATTAAAAAGGCACTTAAATTTGGAGCACCAAAAGAAATTATTTGGTATGAACGTCCTTTCTTAAAAACTATTAGACAATGGCGAGCAGGACAAGGTTGGTTAGGCAAAGAGAACGATATAGCTTCATATCTTTATGAACACAATATTGTTCGTCCAATACAGTACACTCAGCATCACCATTCACATGCAGCATATGCTTATTACACTCAGCCACATGACAACTGTGCTGTAATATGCTTAGATAGTATTGGTGAATTTGAAACACTAACCATATGGCATGGAAAGAACAATAAACTAAAAAAGATTTACAGTCAAAGTTATCCACATAGCCCAGGTTTATTTTACTCTTCAATGACTCAACGTGTTGGTGGCGTTGCACAAAGAGATGAATATATGATAGCTGGCATGGGTAAAGATCATGACCCTGAGTATTACAGAAGTGCAATGATGGACGAGATTATACTAAAAATTCCCACAGCTAGTAACCCAGCCTGGAAGTTTAAGACTAATTTACACCGAGGGTGTAATTGGTTTTTACCTGAAGCTACTGATAATGAAGCTATGGGTAGACTTGCAGCAACTACCCAAAAAGTTTTTGAGGAAGCAGTTAGTGGACTTAGTACATGGGCTCAATGGAAAACCAAAAGCCCTAACTTAGCACTAGCAGGGGGTGGCGCACTTAATCGACAGGCTGTAGATAAAATTCGTCTGCAATGGAATAATATACACGTACCCCAAAACCCTGGAGACCCTGGTAGCTGTATTGGCGCTGTTTTAGCAAAAACAAAAACAAAAGTAGACCTAGAAGGAAAGTGGGTTGAATAATAATAAAAACTTGACAGTAACGCATAAAGGTAATATACTATAGTATGACTAGACAAAATACAGATTACGGATATGATATACAAAAAGTATATCTAGAAATGTTTATGACAGACGCAGAAAGTTTTGTGCGCTGTCAAGCAGTGTTTGATCCTGAAGCGTTTGATAGACGCTTACAGGAGGGTGCTAAGTTCTTAACTGATTATGTTAGCGAACACAATGCACTTCCAACAATGGACATGTTAAACGCCGCTACCAAAGCAGATCTAAAAGATCCGGGGCAACTACAAGAAAATCATTATGATTGGTTGTTACAAGAGTTTGAAACGTTCTCTAAGCACAAAGCACTAGAAGCAGCAATTCTTAAAAGTGCAGACTTGTTAGAGTCAGGCGACTATGGACAGTGTGAAGACTTAGTTAAGAAGGCTGTACAGATAGGCTTACAAAAAGACTTGGGTACAGACTACTATGCTGATCCAAGAGCAAGACTAGAAGGCATCAAGAGTACTAACGGACAGGTAAGCACAGGCTGGCCAGCTATGGATAAGAAACTGTTTGGTGGCTTTAACAGAGGCGAGCTGAATATCTTTGCAGGTGGCTCGGGTGCAGGCAAGAGTTTGTTCCTTGCTAACATTGGTGTTAACATGGCCGAGAAAGGCTTAAACGTAGTTTATTTGACACTAGAGCTTGCAGAGAGTCTAGTTAGTATGAGACTTGATAGTATGACTACGGGTATTCCAAGTCGTGACGTGTTTAAGAGCATTGACGATGTTGAAATGAAGGTTAAGATTATTGGCAAGAAGAACGGTGCATTCCAAGTCAAGTATATGCCTTCAGGCAAGACAGCAAACGATGTACGTAGTTACATTAAAGAATATGAAATTAAAACTGGCAAGAAGGTAGACGTGCTACTGATTGACTACTTAGACTTGTTAATGCCAGCAAGCACAAAGGTAAGTGCAGAGAACTTGTTTATCAAAGACAAGTACGTAAGTGAAGAACTACGTAACCTAGCAATGGAATTGAACACAGTGTTTGTTACAGCGGCACAGTTGAACCGTGGTGCTGTTGAAGAAATTGAATTTGATCACTCGCATATCTCAGGTGGACTTAGTAAGATCCAGACTGCGGATAACGTGTTTGGTATCTTTACAAGTAGAGCAATGCGTGAACGTGGACGCTATCAGCTACAGCTAATGAAGACACGTAACTCAAGTGGCGTAGGACAAAAGATTGATCTAGGCTTTGACTTAGATACTCTTCGAATTATTGATATCGGCGACGAAGATGAGCAATCGACAGCACCGCAAGGAGGAGCCAGTGCTATTGCCGCAGCACTCAAACGTACAAATGTTGTATCAACAGTTTCTGATGTGCCAAATGAAGGAACTACAGCGCCTAAAATTAAAGAACAAACAGATTCTACTAAACTAAGATCGTTTTTAAACAATCTAGATAACGATTAAATTTTCTTAACTGCATAAATATATTAAGTAAAACTGATAAATATATGTATATTTTATGCGCAAGGAAATATAAATGCAAACAGGAAGATTAGGAGCTGTAGATGTAACTGCTGGTACAAGCAATGTTGTATATCATGTATACGATGCTGCCGGGAATGACGCTGTACTTAACTTAAACATCGTAAACAGATCAAGTGCAAACCAAGCAGACTTTGGTGTATGTACAAGCACAAACGATAGCTGGAGTGACATAAACACAATATTCGAAGGTATACTTGAAGCTAATGACGTTTACCAAAAAGGCGGCATATATGTAAATGCTGATGAAAGAGTAATTGTTAGAAGTTACCAAGGTGATCTTAGCGCAACAATTTTTGGAACAACTAGTGTAACAACAGTACAGGCACCTGCAACTGCAGAATCATATGTTGAACCTGTAACTAGAACACTAACTATGACGCCCACTACTAATATCGACGAAGGCGCTAGTATTTCAATTACACTTGCAACAACAGGAGTTCTTAACGGAACTGTAATAGGTTATACTATATCTGGTGTAGATACATCAGATATCGGCGGCATGGCATTGACAGGAAATCTAACAGTAAACAATGGATTTGCAAGTTTAAGTATTCCTACAACTGCTGATGAAACTCCAGACGGAGCAGACACATTAGTCTTTACATTATCTACTGGTGAAACTGATAGCGTTATTATTAACGATACATCAACTGCACCACCTGCACAATATATTACTGGTGCAGGCGGAATAGAGTCAGAATCTGGCGGATATAACATACACGTCTTTAACTCATCCGGTAATTTTGAAATTGAGAATGCATAAGGAAACGATAAATGCCATTTATTAAAAGTATTAGAAAAGGTCGAGGGCCGCAACAGCATAAAGAAACAACAAAAATTAATGATATTTTTGATGTAACAGGTGGCGACCAAATTTATACAGCCGGCGGCTACACTATACATGCCTTTACCACTGTAGGCGAACACGATTTAAGTTTTAATCTAAAGAACAAATATAAAAATAATTATAAAGAAGCAATGCAGCTAGTTACTGAACTAGATTTAGAATATATTATTATTGCTGGAGGCGGCTCGGGTGGAGCAGAAGGTAGTGACCAAGGCGGCGCAGGAGGCGGCGGCGGAGGTGGATACCTCAGCGGAACCTTAGCTGATCGAGTTGTAGGTGATGGCCCATTCCCAGCAACTGTTGGAGACGGTGGCAGCCAACGTCAAGGAAGCAGCGGCAGCACAGGTCAAAGAGGAGACCCTTCATCGTTTAACGGATCACCAACTACCGGTGGCGGTGGTGGTGGCAGCTACACTAACAATGGACAACCTGGAGGCTCAGGTGGTGGCGGCGGCGATGCCCGCTATGGATATCGATACGGTGGCAGTAATGTTGGCGGTCAAGGATATGATGGCGGACAAAATGGCCAAAGCTGGCGCGGAGCAGGTGGTGGCGGAGCAGGTGGCAATGCTGGTCCTGCGTATAGTACACAACATGGTGGCAGTGGTAGAGCAAGTTCAATTTCAGGATCGTCTATTTCGCGCGGCGGCGGCGGTGGCGGCGGTGGCGGCCCACGAAGCGGTGGCGGTGGACCAGGTCGTGGTGGTGGTGGCAACGGCGGCTATTCACCTAAGCAAGGACAAGCAGGCACTGCCAACTATGGTGGCGGTGGTGGCGGTGTAAGTCATCAAGGCGGAAGTGATCCAAGTGGTGCAGGAGCTAAGGGCGTAGTTATTGTTAGATATCCAAACTAATAATGCCGCAATACAAGTCTACTTTAAACATATTAACTGATCCTAGCGGCGACGAGCTGTTTGAATCCAAATGGATGGATGGCAATACTCCGTATATTCCTCCAACCCAAAACTGGGACTATAAGCGTGAAATGCGCATAGACGATGTTGATATATGGGAATGCTTGGTTGAGGCAAGCGGAGGGATTGGTATATATGCAGCACACAGTCCTTTTGCTGAGTTTTATTTAATTACTACAGGATGGGATTTTTCTGATCCTACTTATCACGATAAACATCTTACAGAAACATACTACGGGCCAAACGCACAAACTAAAGTTTTTGCTCGTGCCAAACAAATGGGATTGAATTTAGCAACATATGATCAATGGGCGGAACCAGATGAGTTATGGTTACACGACAATGTCACTCAGCCGTTAACCAGGTATAATAGTTAAAATTAATTACAGCTCTTGTTTTAGCATCGGTGTGTGTAGTGCCTGAATGTTCCATATTTCCATCAAATATTACAAGTCTATTTTCAACAGACTCAATTTTTTCTCCAGTAGCAAATTCTGTATATCCATTATTTGTGTTTAGATAGAATATTGCAGTTTTTCCGTTAAAATTAAAAAAGTCTACATGTGGAGGATAGTTATAAACTTTATCGGCGCAAGTAGTTAGATTTGCTTTTATCCTGACCAAAGCACTTGGTTGCAAAATATCTAGTATAGGTTCAATAATATCTCCGTAATTACTACTTGGTTTCATGTTGTGATAAAATAAATGTATAAATTGACAATCATAATTTTCTTGTTGTGAAGGCAAATTATTTCCTACTTTGGTATTACTAAAAAACCACGGAAATGAATTATTAAGCATAATATTTTGTATATGTTGTAGATGTTCTTGTGACACACAGTTATCAATTACTTCTATCATTTTGCCTCCATTCTAAAATTCATTGCTACACTAATTCTATCACTATCACTAAGATTCTTTTCTACCATATGTAGTAGATTAGATTTAAAGATTAATAGTTTGCTAGGTTGCGGCTCATAAAAACATGTTTCTGTTGATCCGGATATTCTTTCAAGCGGCACCTTTGTAGGTATAGTATTACCTGTTGCAATACTATCCATACTTTTAAATCTAATGTTACCTGAATTAGGCTGTGCGTCTACATAGTAAACAGCACTAAAATGATTGTTTGGATGCTGATGATATTCTTGATAGTTCATTGGTTGGGCAATATTAAACCAAAAATCTGTGCATGTAATTTTATAGTTTTCTAAATCTGCATCATATTCAGCAGCATATTTTTCTGTGTGTAAAATTGTTGTATTAACTAACTGTTCAATAACATCATCAATATCGTCATCTTTAAAAAACAAATTTGTGTTAAGACTATTCCATGTATCACAGTTCCATTGCGTGTGAACATCTTTATTCAATTCATCGTGCAGTTGATAAGCACGTTTAGCTAAAGATTGGTTATCAATTTCATCTAAAAAATCATAATATATTAGTGTAGGAAACCATTGTTCAATCATAGCGGACCTAACTTGTTAAACATATGGTCAGATCCAATACTGCCTTCAAACCATGTGTTAAAACTTAATACACATCGTATTCCACTGTTGTGCATTTCACTTTCAACTGAGTGCATAAGTTGTGAAGGGAACAAAACTAGACGTCCTGTATGTACAGAAATTTTCTGCCAGTCCCAGTTCCACGGAGCATCCTTTGACTTGTTAGAATCCATTTCCCATTGTATACTTGGATATGTTGAAACACCTGTCCTATGAAATTTTAGTTTAGCACTATCTTCATCGGCTGCTATATAATAAGCTCCACTAATGATACTGTTAGGATGTGAATGTGGAAATACTTCTTGTTTTGTATTGTTATGTTTTAAACACCAGCTCTGTGTAAATTTTAATTTTTGATCAGTAGATAGAGAATACTTTGAAAAATTATCTAATTGTTGTTGTAACCAATTTCTTAGATTCGGAACATGATTATCTAGTACATATGTATCTGCAGTCTGTTCAAACATTCCGTTAGAACTGTCGTTATTAACATTATATTCGAGATCTAAAAGTGCTGGGTGATCGTCAAATACATTGTTATCTACAACAGCTATTGCAGTAGGAAAAATTAATTCAATATTCATTTTGTATACTCTATATAACTAGGCGTAGTTGTTTGTTTGTTTAATGATCCAATACTATCACGCTTGTCCCATTTCCATTCAGCACACGAACCTTTTTTGTTTACGTAATGAAAAAATCCTTGTACGTGCCAAGCATCGTCGTCTTTGATATCAAATGTATTACGCCAATGCTCTAGATCCATGCCTTTATATATGACCATATCGCCGGGCTCTAAAACAATGCCTTCACCTTCCATATAGATAGGCCATTCATAATTTTCATAGTTGTAGTTAAAACATAGTGTACATGATATTTCACAACTTGGTCTATCCTTATGTTTTTCTAATCTATCTCCAGGGTAATAAATTCTATAATAAGAATATGTTGGGTCTAGTTCAAGTCCTGTTTCTTTTTCCATAGTAGGTAATAAAGTTGTTAACACTGTTTCCATTGCAGGATCAGCATACTTGCTAAATGCATTTGGAACTTGAATGTCATCTTTAGATTCGTTTTGCATCTCATCAAAGAATGTATATTGAGTTATAAAGTCTCGAAGTTCAGGTGTTATTGCATTCTTTACAACACAGTAACCTAAGTCGGCAAATTTTTTATTCATCCAATTTTCCTTTACTCATGTACGGACATCCTTCTATCTTTTCAACGTTATCAATTAAACGTTTCTTACTTTGATAGATATTTTTGTTTCCTTTTAAAAACATGTATTCACTTCCTTCACCAATTCGACTCCATTGTTCTTTTGAAACAAGATGATTCTTAATTATAACATTACGATCAGTCATAGGATGCATTATAACCATAGGAGTTAATGAAGGAATATTAATGTCTTTGGGATCGTCTTTATTTAAAACTAACCAATTTATATTAGTCCAGTGTTGATACTTGTAGTCTACTACAGCAGGTAAAACTGTTATTTGATCTATTTTATCACGCATACTCCAAGTAGGTTGTGTCCAAGTAAATTGCACAAGCTCTTGAGTTTTAAATACCCACGGAGAATCAAATTTTAAATTACTGCCGTTGTCTTCACTGTATAATCCCCATTGGTCAAATGAATGACTACCGTCAGTATTTACAGCAGGGTTACTTGCTTCCCAAGTGTATGCATTCTCTTTGGTATTATACTTAGAGTTAATATGAAAGTCAATTTCAAACCAACTAGGAATAACTATTCCTGATTTGTAATAATCGATCAACCCCTGACACACTCGTATTGTATCGTCGCCATTATTTGTTCTGCTAGGTGTATCCTTCCACCATTGTGGCATGTATTTGTTACCATAGTTTATTTTAGCATGATCATAAACCCAGGGTACGTATGTGTAGCAATCGAGAACGATATCTTTTTTCTTAAACATCACTTGTACCTCGCGTTAAAACTTAGTATAGTTCTTTGTTGTGATTGATTATGTTCGCTCTTACTACCGTGTGTTAACCAACTAGGAAACATTAGTACGTCTCCAACTTCAGGCTGTATATAAAAGTATTCAAAGTTATAGTCTGTAGGATGCGATGTTTGATTACAATAGGCTACCATTTTGTTTGGATTATCAAAGTATATTCTACTGCTGTCGCTGTCTGTTTGTGTATAGATTACACAACTTACAATACTGTTTGCATGTAGATGTGTTACAAGTCTGCTGCCCGGTCTTTGTACACTATACCAACTGTTGGTTACCTCAACTGGGTCAAGGCCATACGTGTATGTATATTCATTTAGCATATGCTGTATAGTATCACTAAAGTCTTGACAACCTGGTACACTGGATGTAATACTTTTTATAATATCTGTAGTTTCATCGTGTGAACTAACACCGTCACCGTCTATAGCACTGTGCGGTCCACTACGCAGCGTAGATAGATATTGATTGATATCTTGTAGTTGCTGTGCAGTAAACACCTCAGTAAATCTAGTTACGGGTGTAGGAAATAAATTCCAAGTGTTACTTTTCATTCGTGTACCTTGATGTTAAATGCGATGCTTACTCTAGGTTCGCCGTCAGCATTATTATTGTTTTCTACATAGTGTTCTAGCCAACTAGGAAACAACAGTATCTCTCCTGCAACTGGCTCATACTCCCATACTTCACTAAATGGACCTTGTGCTACGTCCCCTTGGTGTTGTGGCGAATCAATATAGCTTGCTATTGCTGTCCTAGCAGGATTTAAAAAACGTATCCGGCCGCTGTCTTGGGGCACATTAATATACACAACTCCGCTAATTGTTGAGTCAGGATGAACATGTGGTGAATTATTACATGCAGCCCTATTGATGTTGATCCAGCTGTTCATTAGTGTGTACCCATTATTTAATTTGCCGTAGTTCACAACTCCCTGTAGACAGCCCAGTATGTTAGGTATCAATACATCAAACGGTGCAGCAGTAAGTTCTATATTAGGTGACTGCCATCCACCTACATTGCTTTTGGTTACACTATCGAGCTGTTGTTCCATACTAAGACACGCTGCTAGTACAGGAACTAGATCAGCTTCGCTAGTATGCGTAGCAACAAACAGTGGAAAGATTTCATTTATGTGTATCATACTTCATTGATCCAAGTTACTATAGCATACTTGGTGCCGTCAGTGACTGGATGTGCAATGTGTGCATATGCAAAGTTACTGGGGAACACTATCAGCATACCTGCTTGTGGTTTGATCTTTACACCAAAGTGCGGAAACTCAAGTTCACCACCTTCATAGTCGTCATTGAGATAACAGATAGCACTTACAATCCTTGTGCTTGTTCCGCTGCCGTCGTGGTGCGCTCCGTAGTTTTGACCGCCCGAATATTTGAGTAGACTGTAGTCTTCGTAGCGTGTATCACCTTCTATGCCCATGCGTTTACAGTAGGGTTCAACTGTTGCGTTGAGCAGCATGTTCATTTGATTGTGTGTGTTCTGCATAACAGCATTATCATCAACGTCAGCTAGATAGGTAATACCTAGATTTAGATTGGTGCGCCTTGTTTGATGTACGCCTCTGCCTATGGTTTCTGCACGTTGCCAGCTGACCAAGTTGTCAGTGTCTGCACACTCCTGTTCTATTCTAGCTACAGTTTGTTCAGGGTTAGGCCATGCACGTTCGTATATTGAAATGCATCCTGCTATAGTTGTTGTGGGTTCAATTTCACCAACAAAGAATCCATTGATGTTAGTAGCCATGTTCTTGTTTCCTTCTCCATACGCAATAGTATTCGCACCACATGACCCATAGCGCATATGCCATAACACCACCTGTGATGCCTATGTTAAAAAATGAAAATTGTATGAGCCATGCATACCAAATGCTGAAAACTATATCGTACCATCTAATCATACAAATACTTATTACAGTTTCATTAAGTGCATATATAACCTGGCTAAATATTTGTATGACATTCTATTGCACAACGCAACAACTACAACACAGTGTATGGACCTTAGAGGGCACTATAACAGCTCCCACAAGTTCAGACTGGGACTATACGCTTACGCCCGGTGTTGACTCAATCAAATGGTGGGAAGTAGTTGAACACATACCCGGAGTTGCTACTGTGGCCGCAGCACACGATCCTTTTTGTGAATACTATGTGATAGTGAGTAGACTTCAGGGTGTTGCAACACAAGAGTTCTTTGGCACAACAGCTAGTGATCGTTGCAGTGCTAGAGCAAGTGAGTTGGGTATTGATCTAAGCGCACAAACACAAACCACTACGCTGTACACATCAACCGCCAAACTCTAACATCCACAGTGTGTGCAGTCGTTGATCTGTAAACACCAATTGTTCACCCACAACACGAACTCCCCAGCGTGATAGTGCTATGTGTTCTATGTCTGATGGTGAGTGTACAGGATATGCTTGATGTATGTGTAAACACATTCTACACCAACCATCCCACCCTTCACTAGTAGTGCAGTGATATGTTTCTTGCATAGTGTATTTACGCACGGTGCAGAAGCCCAGACCCGCAGAGCGGCTTGCGCTAGATTCCAAAGCCGCGAAGCGGTAAACGCTTTTTACAAAAAATTAGCGTTTACCTACAGCAAAAATTTACACAACGTATAACTATCGCAGCAGCGCATATAAAAAAAGAAACTTCACAACCATGCGTTAACACCATTTGCAACACTGTGTAATACCCCGTAACAGCCGGTTAACAAATAGATGAGTCTTAATCTACAATCCTAGGAGTGTATGCAGCACTATTACTGAGCTTTATAAACGCAAACATGCAGTCACGCTCACTTTCAAATTGAATAGTTGACGCATCAGTTTGTACAGTGTGTATGTTATGGTTTACCAACAGTAGTGTACATGCTGTTTCAGTTATGACGTTTCTGTAGTTGAGTCTGTCAGGTATGCCTTTGTGTGTGGTTGATGTAAACTGTAAGCGTATGGTGTGCATATGTGTAGTTATGCTAGACTCACTGTAAGCGTACAGCTAAGAGGTTCTTGTTTAGAGCGTACTAGAGCTAAAGCTCTAAATGCTCTTGTGAGTCGCATTTGACAGCTTCGCTTAAATACAGTATGAAAACTACGATAATAAGATTCTTACAATTGGCAGCAACACCTACATTCCTTGTGTTAGCTGTGTACACAGAACTACAGCCCGTGAGCATATGTACAGCTGTCACTCCCCTACTAAAGAGCATGACTGTGATGTATGCGCTGATGGCTGTGTTTCATGTTACACCATGGTTTCAACACAAGTGCAAGAGTGGCTGTGGCTGTAATACCTAAATTCCCCCTATAGAGTAAAAAAAATTGTGCGCAAAAAAATTTAGAACCAAATTCTATTCGAGCAAATTGGTTTTTGGAGATAGAAAAAATGGTTGCGCGGTTTCATTAAGCATAGTACTTACAGTTTCGCCCTGGTGATTTCTATACCCCCCACCCCTCGAGAATGAAAATTTTTTTTTTGAAAATATTTTTTTTCTAAAGTCAAAAAAAATCCCTAGCTGTTACACTAAGGATTCTCCCCACACTCAGTTCTTTGTATCGATACAGTCTAGCGGTCGAGTGTGTTGTAACTGTACTGTACCTGTACTAGTCGGCTACGCTTACTAGTTGTTCAGCGTAGCACTTCAGCCTAGCCAGCTGTTAGTCAGCTCTGCTTCCTGCGTATGCTGTAAAGCCTGCTGCTGAGAACACCTTAGCTGCTGCGTATGCACCTGCTTCCTTGGTGCTCATACACTGTGTGCCTAGGCCACTTGGATTCCATATTGAGTAGGCTCCACTGTAGTCCTTCTCAAAGCCTGCCTGCTTCATACGGCGTCCTAGCTTGGTGCTGCCTTTAATGCCGTAGATGTTAACCCAAGCAAAGCCACAGTAGGCATGCTCGCCGTGTGTGTCCATATACTCTACAGCCGCATCTTGTGCATGCTGTAGTGCCGCTGCCTTGATAGTTTGCAGGTCTGCTACAGTGTAGTCGTTAAGGTTAGTAGTTGTTAGGTTTAATGTAGTCATTTAAGAAGCCCTCTTAATTTGTTAGTGTCTATACAGTATACGATCTAAAGTTCAGTTTGTCAACCCCTAATATACGCACTCGGGGGTTTCTAACCAGTTGTCCAAACAGTACTGTTCTAGCTCTGTGCGTACAGTTGTGAGATAGTTGAACTTCTGTTGAACAGCTGACTGTGACAGCTCTCCATCACAGCAGAGGTTCTCTGGTGATAGTTCGCCTGCGATCTTGTTCATTAGATCGTTTACGTTGTGCTGACGTAGTGGGAAGTCCATGTTCTCAGTTCCGAAGATTGAGTTCCAACGGTTCATCTGTTCTACGTACTCGTTAAGTGTATTGAATGTTTTCATAGTTTTTGCCCTTTGCCCTAATTGTTATATACAGTATACTATCAGTTGAACTCGTTGTCAACCTCTTTTTGACTGATATCTTTAAAAACTTTCATGCCCAAGAAGTCACGTTTGAGGATCTCTATCATACGAACAGCTTCTTGTTGAGCTTCGCTGATAGCATCATCTACTAGATCTTCTACTTGATCTTGCCCATCGTTTGCCAGCCACTTGGCAGGTGTCTCACTTACGATAGAGCCTAGATAGCTCTCGCCCATGACCTTGCCGTCATACTTGGCTTGTACTCTACAGATCATGTGCTGCCAAAAGCCTGACTCTAGGTTCTCGATCAGCTCTGGATAGTAGTCTGCATCTGTATCAAACAGGAGATCTAATTGCGTGTCGTCTGGTGCGAATGCAATCTCAACAATGAACTGATCTCGATCGAACTGTTCTTCTACTTGATAGTTGGAGTTGTTTTCAAAAAAGGTATGTGTCATTAAGCGTACTCTTCTTCCTGAGCTGATTCAATCAAGCTCGCTAGGGTTGTATCATAAGGATTAGAACTAGTACCAAACTCAAATGCACCGTAGGCTTCGCCTTGATCGTGCAAACTGGGACAGTTCTCTTGGAAAATTTCAGCAGCTTCTGCACCCAGTGCTGCCAGTTCTTCTTGGATCTGCTCCAAGCGTTGCATCATTTCATTATTCATATGACTCTCCAAAGTCTGCCCATTCCTGCTCCCAGGTAGGTTGCCCATCATCTTCGTCTTCGAAGAATCGTTCACTCAACTCGTTAGTGTCAAGCATGTCTTCAACATCATCGTTGCTCATATACTTGAGCGCCATAGTCAGCAGCTCTTCTGCTGATACCATACCGTTCTCAACAAGCTCTAATGCGATATCTCTGTAGTTTGCCATCTGCGTTTGCCCTCGCTTTGTTTAACTTATACATACATTATATGATCTAAAGTTGAGTTTGTCAACCCCTAATTTAGGTATTCTGTATTCTTTTTTAGGTGCCATTTCTCCAGCACAGGAAGACCAAACTCGTCTTCGTCCACAGCCACGTATGCCACGGTCTTCTTGACTATAGCATAACGGTAGCCGGTCATGCCGCATACACCTTGTCCACCTACCCAAACCTTGTGCGGAAAGTCTTCGCACCAGTTCATAGGATCATCGTTGAGTGAGTATTCAAAGTAATTGCCCACTTCCTTCTCTACGAAGCAACCTATTGGATCTTTGGTGTAGGTGTAATATGCCATGTGCTGTGCCCTTTGCCCTAACTGTTATATACAGTATACGATCTAATTGAGTGTTTGTCAACCATTATTTTGAATTATTTGCCAAAAAAAAGTCCCCACTAGCGAGGGCACACTAGTGAGGACCAGGGTGATAATGTTGAGCGTGAGGGCATACTCTCAAGCATTATCTAGTGGACTTGACGATCTAAGCCGTCTTGTCCTTTGTACAGCAGCCTTCGGATGAGGGCGGTCCTTGACTGCTGTATACAGTAAGCGGAGCGTGAGGGCTCAAGCTCGACGCATCACTGTATTCTCAGCCATCGCTTCCCATTTAGTAGGGAATGCTTTGGCCAAGTCTGCTACCTTGAGCACTGTGCGCAAACTCAGTTCTCTCAGGCGATTCTTATTAATGTCGATGAAGTCCATAATCTCCTCTTTGGTTTCATCTTCGATGTCGTATGAGTCAAGCATGCCGTCTTGTGTGACCTGCTTGATACGCAACATCTTGTCCTTCTCGCTGTCAATGGTCAAGTCCATATAGTGACAGCGTGACTCTAGCGCACTCAAGTGCTCACGCAACTTGCCCTTGACTTTGTCGAACTTCATATTGGTAATGAAGATTGCACTTGCTTCAAAGCGGAAGCTATCTGGCACACCTTCGTTGCGTAGTTTGAAGCTGTCAGTGTTCCAGTGAATCATTCGAGTCTTCTTGGAGTCCAGAGCAGCTTTTAGAATGTTCAAGCTCAGATCATCTTGGAAGATGCTGTCACAGTCATCGAACACTACAACGTTACCTTTGTCTGCCATCTTGAACAGTTTACAGTATAGTCCGATTGGGCTCATTGCACCCTTGATCACTTCGAACGATTTTCCGGCGCCCAACGACTCCATAGTCTTGTAGCGGTCGAGTACTTCTTCGACACCGTGGCTCTTGCCCACGCCCGGAGGGCCGGAGACGATCATTGCTCGTACGTCTCCCTTCTTAACGGCTTTGGTCATGTCCTTAAGCATTTCGAATCGTTCTCGGATGCGCTCTACAATTTCAGCGTCTGACTCTTCCCGAACGGTTGCTTGGACATTCTCCCCAACAAGCTCGTAACCCTCCGGGCCTGACACCTTAATTTTGATGTTTCGGTCCGGAAAACCGTTTACTGCTGCACCATCAACGGTTACGTAACCGCCTTTGGCTCCTACTTTAAATTCTTCGACCATTGGAAAGACTAAGCCCATCATGTCTGTGTCGTTACCTCTGATCTTGTACGTGCCTTCAACTATTTTGATATTTTGCATTTGAACCCTCATTCATTGTTTGCCTAACTGTTATATACAGTATATGATCTAACATGCTACTTGTCAACCTAAAAATAGCCATAAAAGAAAAATAATTCCTACCGCCCATGTTGCAGTATATACCAAACTAGCAGCACACTGCATCAAGAAGCCAACCTCAGTATTACATGCGTGGCACTTGGGTGCGAAGAAGTTTTTATCTAAAGTATGACACTCTGGACAGATGCTCATCCTAGCACTCCGATCATCACAGATGGTTGTAGCATAGCAGCAGCCCAAAGTAGGATGCCACCGCCTAGAGCAAGGATACCGCTAAGGATACCTGTTTGCCATAGGATTAAAACAATAATGAATTTGAGTAATGTCCTCACGAGAACATCTCGTCCCAGGCTTCTTCGGTGATGCCTGTCTTGATGAACTCTCGTTCACCTGCTGTTAGCTGGGGGAAAGCATCTTGAATCAATGCTCCATCCATGTACGCTTGCACCTGCTCATCAGTAACATCGATGTTCAGGGTGTTAGTTTCGCCGTTGAATGGATTAGTTCTTGTGATTTGCATGACTTGCCCTCATTGCTTTATTAACTTATACAAACAGTATAACAGGGGTTAACGCAATTGTCAACCCCTATTTAATGTTTTACGCAAAGATTTTTGCGCGGCTACCGTTGACATCACGTGCTGTTACAGCATAGCGTGTCTTGCCGGTTGTCGCTACATCAGTCTTCACATTCAAACCAGCAGCTCGCAGTTCACTCATTCGTGCAGTCAAGTTTTGAATACCGAACCGAGCGCTTGCATCAGCGGCTGTCAGAGTCTTACCTGTACCACGTAGGTACGTTTCAAGGAAAGTCTTCTGATCAGTTGTTAGTGTAGTAAATGACATATAGTTTCTCCGTTTGCCTTAGTTTAAGTTTTTAACAGTCTTTCTCTAACTGTTATATACAGTATAACATCTTTTAGGGAGATGTCAACCCCTAATTTGCAATTAATTGCAAATTAATCTGTCGTACACAACATCTCTAACGGCTGTGTCCGTTGCTTCCCCAAACTGATCGCTTGTGGATAACTTCTCAAGTTCTCGCATTGCCCAGTCCCACACACGCTCAGCGCCGTCGGTCTCTTTGAGCTTTAACCCTGCTTCAACAATCCTGTGGACCATATAGTTGCCTTCAGGAGTGAACATATCATAAGATGGAGTTTTCATATTTTGCCCTTTGCCCTAATTGTTAATATGTATATATTATAGCACCATTATGCTAGGCTGTCAACCACTTTATGCAGTTTTTTTGCCAGTAATTAGATTATATTCAAAGCGCAACCCGCCCAGCACATCACGACAGCGTAGAACATCAAAGTATCCCTGCTTCTTCATGTCCTGATGTGCCTGCTTGCCGTCTGCGGCGTTTGATACTGAAGTGACATATTCTTCTTTGCCACCGTCCTTGATTCCGTATATACGATAAGATCTTCTCATTGTGTTGCCCTTTGCCCTTATTGTTTATACAGTATACGATCTATCTGTGGGTTTGTCAACCCCTAATTTTGGTGCCTCCACCCAGACTCGAACTGGGACGCCATTACTAGCGAGAGATTTTAAGTCTCTTGTGTCTACCT